ATGTGAAACATTAAATAGTGGAACTAAATATACTTTTACTTTATCTAACCCCCTTTCTGGTTCTGCTTATTTTACATTTGAAACTAAAAGAGATGTAAATGGGTTTTATTCGGGATCTGCTACTACTGCAAATGGTGTAGTAAATAATTTATCTAATGTATCTACCCTTGTTTCTTCACCTTATATTTTTTCTGTTGTAGTTAATCCTAATGGGGGTTCATTTGATTTTACTCCTACTGCTACTATGGCTGCTAGTGGTTCTTTTTTAAGAACAACAGGTGGAACTACTTTACAAATCTCCTAAAAGTAATTCACATTCTATTTGGCTACACAGGAGACCCTTCGTATATTTACAAGGTAAATAATTAATAAAAATAAGAGTTATGCTAGATTATTCAAATCAAAATTTTAAAAGTTTAGAAGAGTTAAAAGAAGTTGCTCCTTCAATTTTCACCACTCATGGTGCCGGTAATACTTCCGATAAGTATTCACACATACCTACGGATAAAGTCATTAATGATATGACAACATTAGGTTGGAATGTAGTTGATGCTAAAGAAGTTAAAGCTAGAAAAAATGTTGGTTTCCAAAAGCACTTAGTTGTATTTAGAAATCCAGATGTTGTAATTAATGGTAAAGATGGGGATGTTGTTTACCCACAAATTTTACTTACTAATTCACATGATGGGAAAAATTCATTTTCATTTATGGCTGGTTTGTTTAGAATGATCTGTGAGAATGGTTTAGTTATTTCTACTAAACAATTTGAAGCAATGAAAATTCGTCATATGGGTTATGATTTTGAAACACTTCAAAGTGTAATTAATGATACCATTTCAAGACTTGATTTAACTGTTGAATCAATGAATAAGATGAAACAAATTAAATTAAGTGAAGAACAAACACTTGACTTTGCTAAAAAGTTACTTGAAACTAGAGTTGCTGGTTCAGATAACACATTTGATGATAATTCAATTGGTGATGTGTTAGTTGCTCAACGTAATGAAGATTATGGAAATGGTTTGTGGGAAGTATTTAATCGTGTTCAAGAAAATATTGTTGAAGGTAATTTCCAATATTTAACTAGAACTGGAAAGCGTAGATATGCTAGACCAATTAAGAATTTTAGACAAGATATGAGAATTAATGCTGATTTATATGAAACAGCTTTAACATATGTAGCTTAATTAAAAATCCAGTACGAAGGGCTTGGCTACCCAGGAGGCTCTTCGTACATTTATAGTATATTTAAAAATAAAGGTTATGTCAGATTTAAGTTTAGTACAAAAATTTAGTGTTTATACAATTCACTTTGTAAAAATTGCTTTAAGAGCATTCGCAGGTTTAATTATTACTTTAGAAATTTTATTTTAACATAATGTTTTTAGAAGGATTTATTACAGGAATAATATTATTGGTATTAATTAGATTAATTGCTATAGTAGCTATGATGTGGAAAATTAATGGTATAGATATATTACCCCATTTAATATTGCTTGGAGGATTATTATTTTTAACTTCATGTGATAAGCAAGATAATATTGATTTTTATCCATGTAAAGATGGAAGTTGTGATTCTGTATTTTATGTTGATTCACCTGGATCATATCAAGATAATAATGGGTATTGGCACGTAGAATATTGGGGACCAAAATATTTTACTGTAGCTGGTCAATTAGATGAATTATATGAAGAATATGTTGTAAATAATGTACCATTAGTTGAGGTAGCATATGATAGTAATTATTGGGTTGCATTTGATGATTTATCATTTACTGTTCCCTTATATTCCCCATTTGGTTTACAAACCCAAACTGGTACTCGAATCTCAATAGGTAATTTAACTTATAATATTGGTGATATTGCACAAAAAATGGAACCTTTAAATATTGCTGGTTATCAAATTACAAAGAATACTTGTTTTGATTGCCCCTATTCTGAGCGTTTATTTGCTACCTATAGCCAATATACCTATAAACCAAGACAACAATTTTATTTAGATAATAGAATGAAAGGAGATACTTTATCAGTTTATGTTAAAGCAACATTTAATACTGATTTAGGTTGGAGTGAAGAAATGAACCATGAACTTAAAATTATAGTAGATTAATGAATTTAAAATATATTTTATATGGTAGTATATTATTTATATTATCTCAAACCATAATATGGTACCAAACAAATGGGCAGTTTTTTTCCCAATGGGTTAAAGATAGACCTATAACAGTAGCTTTACTAGGTTTTCCAATTAGTTATATTTTAATATATGCTTCTAGATATGCATATGAAGGTTTTGGAAATCTATTATGGCCTACCCGATTTATGGGATTTGTAAGTGGGATGTTTATTATGGCCATTCTAACTTATATACATTTAGATGAAGGTATTAGCGCAAAAACAGCTATTACTTTATTTCTATGTTTTATTATAGTGTTAATTCAATTATTTTGGAAATAAATTATGGAACGTATAACTGAACAGCAAGCAAAACAATATATTCCTGTAAAAGAGGATTATACAGGAGCAGGACAAGAAGCCGCAGTATATTTTACAATTACTCCTTCAGCTAAAGGAGATGGATGGGAAGATGTAACATATTATACCGCTAGAAAGAAAAATATTTATTCAAACAAAGGAGAGGGAAACCAATGGGTTTATGTGTTATCAAACCCCACCACTCCTGGTTTATTAAAAATTGGATATACAACTCAAACACCAGATGAAAGAGCAAAACAAATATCTAATGCAACTGGTGTTGCCCTACCCTATAAAGTAGAATGGGCATTTAAATGTTTTGATGGTGAACAACTTGAAGGAGAAGTTCATCGCAAATTGAGAGAATACCGTGTAAATAACCAACGGGAGTTCTTTCAAATAAATTTGGAAGAGGCAAAAAAGGTTATTAAATTATTGGGTAAAAATTATAAATAAGTTATGAAAGAATTAAATTTACAAGAAAAATTAGACATGCAAAAATCAGAGGCTATTGATACTATATTAATGGCAGAATCACAAAAAGAAATTTTGTGGAGGTATCACCCCGATAATCCTAATGGAGAAAATTTAGTAGCAGCTTATAATAACCTAGAGCAAATAATTAATGATGCTGAGTCTGAATTAGAGGAGTTATCTTAAATATTTATAATTACACAGTATGGAATTTGATGCTAAATTATACGAGGAAATAGGCTATAAGGCTTATAATAAAGGTTTCTTTACCGAGTGGAGAAATTTAACTTCCTCTATACAAGAAAAAAATGAATTACCATTATGTGAAGCAGGTTATAAAGCTTATCAACAACTAAAAGTACAAGGCAGTGCCTAATGTAAACCGAATTTTTGGATTATTTTCAGATGGAGAGGATAAATCCCAACCACAAGAAATCCATGTAGATTTTATGGAAACACCCGATGCCAAAATTGGGATGTTTGTTAAATTAATCCAAAATAATATTGTGTTTAATGAAAAATTAAAACAATTCTTTAAAAAAGCACAACAAGAATTCGATGAAGAAGTTACAAAACAATCTTCAGAATTTACAGTATTTAATCGAGCTTGGTATTATATTAGAGGTATAGATATAGATAATAAAGAACATCTTTATGCTGTTATTAAACAGGACACTCAATATTTGTTAGATTCACTAGAACGCGCTATCAAATATTTTGAAGACAGAGAAGAATATGAAAAATGTGCTCATATTCACAAAATTGAAAAAATAGTTAAAGAAATTTAAAAAATTATGTGGCATCCCAGTTTTTTCTCTCGTACATTTATATCACGGGTTGTTTGAAAAAAGGGATAGAAATAAAGGTTACATAAGGGGGGTAGAAACATTTAATATATAAGTTATGAGAAATAGAAATTTACTTGATAGAAAATTAGCAACATTGGACGGTACTTTAACCACACTCCAAAACATTGTAAACACACAACAACCTATTGAGGCTTACAAAATCAATATAGGTAAAGCACAAGCGATTGTTGAAGAACTTAGGGATATGATAGAGGCAGAGCCTATGTCACCCTCCGAAATTAACAAATATTGATGAGAGCAATACAAAGAAATACTAGGTTAAAGCCTGCCCATAATCCTACTGGGGAGCTAATTAACCAACTTTGTAGATTACATCGATATAATCAAATTCAAAAGAAAAGAAAAAAGTTATGAGTCTAACGGCTGAAAGAATTCAATCAAATTGGGAAGAGTTTTTAAATAATATTGAAACTTACATTTCCTCTCCACGTAAAGAAAAATTACTTGAATTTTATAAAAAATATGAGGAACGGATAGTTTTAATGCCTGCTGCTCATAAAAAAGAATACCATAGTGCATTCCCAGGAGGGTATGTAGATCATGTAAACAGAGTAGTTAAAGCCGCTATTAAATTAGAAAAAGTATGGGGGGAATTTGGTTGTGATACCTCAACATATACTTTAGAGGAACTAGTTTTCTCGGCTATTAACCATGATTTAGGTAAAATGGGAAATGAAGATAATGCCTCTTACATCCCCCAGACTGACCAGTGGAGAAAAGATAAATTAGGTGAAGATTATATGTTTAATAAATCTGTACCCTTTGCTTCTGTCCCTGATCGAGGTCTATATCTCCTCCAGGCACATGGTATTCAATATTCATTTAATGAAATGTTAGCTATCCAGACACATGATGGTTTATATGATGAGGCTAATACTAAATACTTAAAGGCATTTATGCCCGAACAAAAACCTCGTACTTCACTTCCATTTATCTTACACCAGGCAGATTTAATGGCTGCTCGTATTGAGTTTGAGATTGAATGGTTACCTAAACTAAAAGGAGAAAATAGCGTGGAGTCTCAAAAGAATAATTTTACATTATCGTCAAAACCTAAATCTAATACAAAGTCTAAAGCCTTAAATACTGTTAAAAGTGAAGGACTTAAGAGTATGTTAGATAGTTTATAATGACATTAGAGATAATAATATACATACTTAGTGGAGTGGTCGTAGTCCTAGGATATACGACCATAAACCTTTTAATCAAAAACGAGAAAGCAGAGGATATAATCGTATCACAACGAGGATTTATTGAAAATTTTCAATCATCTATTGAAGAAGCAGATAAAAAGCTTAAAGAACTAGACACTAGAGGTAGTTTTAGTTCAGATGATGAAATTGGTTGGTTTTTTAATGAAATAAAAAAGTTGCAAAATGCACTGTCTCGATTTAAACCTAATCAATAAATGGAACAACCCCGCAAAAGGAGGAAGAAGAGTAAAAATTATTTTACTCACGATACAGAATTAGCTATAGTACGTTATAATAACGAACCCGATCCTGAGGTCCGTAGTATGATATATCAACAAGAGATACACTATCCTTTTTTCAAACTCACACAAAATATTATACATACTTTCAAATTCTACCATACTGAGGTAGAGAATTTGGAGCATCTTCAACATGAAATTATAACATTTCTATTATCTAAAATGCATTTATTCGACCCTTCTAGGGGAGCTAAGGCATATTCCTATTTTGGTACCATAGTTAAGCGATGGCTTATATTATATAACACCAAAAATTATAGTAAAAAGATACAAAAAACGGATATATCCGAACTTTATAAAGAAGATTCAACCCATACTTACAATATGGGCGATGATGCCGTTAAAAGTGATTTAGATAAATACATAGATATATTTGTAGAATATACTACCCAAAATATTTACGAATTATTCCCCAAGAAAAACGATGCCCAAATAGCAGATGCTATACTTGAATTATTTCGTAAACGAGAAGATTTAGATGTATTTAATAAAAAAGCATTATATATCTACATTCGTGAAATGGTAGATGCTAAAACCCCAAAAATAACTAAAATAGCTAATCAGTTACATGAGATATTTAAAAGTAGTTACGTATTTTATCTTGAAAACGGTTACGTTAGATTCTAACCTTTAATTATATCCATATTTATGATAAAAAACATCATGGCATTGGATAACGTAGTATTCGGTAAAAAAAAGTTTTCGGATATTTTAGGAGAAATTTATGATAACCAAAAGAAAAAGGAAACTCAAATTTCTGGCTTAATTTCCGAGCTAAAACCCCTTGTTAAAGATATAGGAGACGCTACTTTAATTGTACCCCTCATCAAAGATTACCTTGAAATTGGCGTAAGAAACGATGAACAATTAATTAAAATGGCAACTATAGTACAGCGTGCGCTTAATAATGCTAGCGGCGAGGATGCATTGGGAATTAGTGAAGAAGAAAAACAACAATTGATGGAGGAGTTGGATAAACTTAACTCTGACTTTAAAGAAGAAAATGGCTCTAACTAAAACTGGTTTAGCTTACTTAGGTCAATCCTTAAATTCTGGTGGTGATATTTCAAATTTAGTAGCTTCTATTGAAGAACTAAACCTAAAAGTAATACCTGCCAGGGTAACTGATATTGTTTTAGATGAAACTAATAAAGAAAAATTTCAAAAATATGGTGGTTGGAATGGTATAGGCACTATAAATTTTGAGCTGGTTAATACTCCTGAAGGTAAAGATATAGATAAACCTATAGCAAAACCTCTATTTCCACAAATTAAATCATTTCCATTAGTAAATGAGATAGTACTTTTATTTTATTTACCTGATAGTGATATAGGAGTACAAGATACCTCAAAAGTATATTACTACTTAAATGCTATCTCAATTTGGAATCACCCACATCACAATGCTTACCCAAATATATTTGATGGAGTAGCAGACGAAGATCAAAAACAAGATTATCAAGCTATAGAAGGTGGTTCGGTTCGTAGAGTAGAAGATAAATCAACCGAAATTAACCTACAAGGTGATAACCCAACCGGAGGTACTTTTATAGAACGTTCTAATATCCACCCAGTATTACCATTTGTAGGCGATAATATATTTGAAGGCCGTTTTGGAAATTCAATTCGATTAGGTGCCACCGCTCGTTCTAAAGGCTTATATAAAAATAACTGGTCTGAAAGTGGAGAAGAAGGTAATCCAATTACTATTTTACGTAATGGGCAACCTATAGATTCAAGTGATGAAGGTTGGTTACCAATAGTAGAAAATATTAATAATGATTTATCTTCTATTTATTTAACCTCAAATCAACTTATCCCTATAAAAGCATCCTCTACCAATTACACAGGTATTAGTGATGAAAACATACCCGAGTTTCCAAATCAATATAAAGGAAACCAAGTAATACTCAATTCAGGACGTGTATTATTAAATTCTACAACAGATAGTATTTTACTTTCATCTAAAAAAGTAATTTCTTTATCTGCTAAAAGCGATATTGGTATAGCTACTAGTGGTAGTATTGCTCTGGAAAGTGGAGAATTAAAACTAGGTGGATCAAATGCAGAACAACCTGCAGTATTAGGTGATACATTTTTAGATAGTCTTAGTGGAGTAATGGTAGGATTACAATCAATGGCTGTATTCTTATCCCAAGAACCTAGCCTTCAACTTACTCCTGCTTCTGCCACTGCACTCAATGAAACAATAAATAACTTCCTATCAGCAATAGAAGACTTTAAATCCAAAACCGTTAAAATATTATAATGTTAGAGAAAGAACTTATAGACTTAGCGGTACAATTTATCAAAACTGAAGCAGGTAAAAAGGCTATTGGGATTGATCTTGATATAAATAACCTAAAAAAAGTTACTGGGGATTCTACTGATGAATTAACCCCTGAAAAAATAGAGGCTAGATTAAAAGATTACTTCCCTAAAATAGAAAAATATAATATTAGTGGAAGATTGTTTGATAAAACTTCAAATAAACCACTAGCTAAAGCTAAAGTATCTCCTGTTCTAGCAACTGGAGATCCTGTTCAAACTGATGATCAAGGTCAATTCACTATTACTTTAGGTATTCCTATTTTACCTTATAATCAAAAAGCCTTAGTTCAAACCCAACTTTTAGCAACAGCTAATAATTTTGTCCCTACAAACCTAGAAGTATTAACCAGTGAAAGAATGGTTAAAACTGATATTAAAACTAAAGGACTAATTAATATAGATAAGGCAGCCAAATATGCTGCTGACGAATTAAGACAAGAAATCCAAAACAATATAGATAGAGCTAAAGACATAGCATTATCAATCCCAGAAAAAGTTATTGTAGTTAGACGTAATGCTATCTACAAAATGACTAATACTATTTTATTTAAATTGCTACCTATAGCTATTGGGTTGCTTTTACTATTTGGTATTACTAAAATAGCGGATTTAAAAAAGGCAATTTGTCCCACCCCTGATCAATTAAAACAAGCAGCCCGTAGAAGAAATAGACTAGTAAGACAGTTAAACCAAATATATGTTATGGTAGCTGTAAATACTGCTTTAGCGGCTTTATTTACTTATATAGCTGGCCAATTAAGAGGAGTAAAATTACAAATTCAAAATCTACCTTTACCTTTAGGTCTACCCCCAGGAACACCACCATATGCTGTTATTTCTAATTTAGAGGAAGTAAAAAAAGTATTAGATCAATTTATAGAAGATAATAAAAAATTAAATAAACAATTACTTATAGCACTTATATTTTTAGTTGCTGCTTTAATTATTATACTTTTAATTTTAAGAGCCTTAGATCAACTAATATTTGAATGTGCTCCTGATACACAACTAGAAGAAATAAACCAAGAACTAAGAGATTTAGAAAAAGAGGCTGAAGCCAATGCCGTAGCCCCAACTAATCAAATAAATGGGTTTATAATTGAAGTACAAACTATAGATCAAAACGCTGTAGGTGATTTAAAAAGAAGACAAGCAGTAGGTAAAAATGCACAAGGGGTAATATTAGTTAAAGGCGATGCCTCATTTAGTGCTGAAGATACTGTATTGATAAATGAACTCGCATATTATATTCAATCAAACGATTTAAAAGCATATTAATTTAATATTTATAACAAACGCTATATCTGTATTATGAAATTAGACGTATTAAGAAAAATTATTAGAGAAGAAGTAAAAGGAGCAATCCAAGATGAGCTAAAAGAAATTCTTTTAGAGGCTGTAAAATCAAACAAACAACCTATTCAAGAAACACAACCAGTTAAAATACCAGCATCTCCAGAAACAAAAGCTAATTTAAGAGAATCTTATAGAAATATTTTAGGAGAAACAGCTGCTACATTTAACACATCACAAATTGCGCAACCCCTACAAGTTACAACCACTGATACTGCTAGTCCAAATGGTAAATTGCCTGATGGAGAAGTATCGATGGATCAAATCATGGGAATAATGAATAGAGGATAATGGCGTTTGGAGCGAAACAAATATTTCCAAATGACACTAGAGCACGTGTTGCTATAGGTGTTGACTTACCATTGAATGGTGAGGTTGCTTTTCGTTCCAATTATCAAACAAAGGATGCTATTAAAAACAACCTTATAAACTACTTCTTAACCAATCCAGGTGAACGCCCT